CCAGGCAGCGCCAGCGGCGACACCGACAGTACCGGCACCTACCGCTCCAGCCTTGAGCACCGTCAAACCCGCATTCGCCGACTCCAGAGGCACACGCCCCTGCTCCGCACTGCGCGCCTCGGGCGGATCACCCCGGGCCGGCCGTGGCGCGGTGCTCGTCCCCTCCAGCAAGGTCGCCTTGCGCTGCGCCAACGTCGGAACTGCTGATTCCTTGGCGACGGCCGCACTCGAGGCCACCACCACCGAACGCAGTTCCAACGGTTTGCGTCCAAGTGACAGATACAGCCTGCGCAAGCGCTCGACCTCATTCCCCTCATGGCGCAATCGCTCGATCTGCGCCTCATGGGCTCCTGCCTGGTCGTTATCCAGCCGCCTTTCGGCCTGGTCCACCTTGTCCAGTTCGAGCCCCAGGCGGATGACCTCGCCGATCAACCGTCCGAGCCGGGTACCATCCGCTTGCCTGCGCAGGTGCTCGACCTGAATACGCAAGCGCTCGGCGGACCTGCCCAACGTCTGGTTGCTGGTGACGCCGAGGGTGAACACCTGTGTGTTCGCCATAGGTTCCTCCTTGTCACTCCGCCAGCCACCAGACCATGTCGCTGTACGACATGGTCATGATTTCACTGGCGGAAAAGTTCAGCTCCTTGGCCAGCCGCCTGGCGGCGGCCTTCTGCCGGGCAGGGTCAAACCTCGTCGTCCTGCACCAGGCGAAAATAGCCGGTCTGCAGGCGGCTGTAGTCCTTCAGGGCAAGGCCTTCGAGGTCCTTGACGCCGACTTCGGCGAGCGAGGCGAACAGGTTCAGTTCGCGCTGCTCGTCGTCAACTGCGCCGCCAGCTTGGGCGTTGCGGATATCACGCACCGTCGGTGCACGCAGCGACAGGCTGTCGACCTGCACGCCATTGGCTTCGCTGGGGCGCGACAGGCGCACGGTCACACGCTCGGCGTTGACGGTCAGCCATTGCGGCAGTTTCTTCGCTTGAGCCATCGAACGTTCTCCTTAAAGACCCAGGGCGGCGCGCTGGGCGGCCAGTTGGTCGACACCGTCGATCACCCGCTTCATGCCCAGGGCGTCGATTTCGTAGACCAGGCGGCCATCGACTTCGAGCTTGTAGTAGGTGACGGCGACGCTGTGCTTGATCTCGGCCTTGTCGCCGGACTTCCAGTCGCCCATGTCGATCTCTTTCAGCGAACCGCGCAGGGTGACGATGACCGGGTTGATCTTGCCCTTGAGGCCCTTGAAGGCACCGCGGAAGGTGCCGTTGAAGGCGGTGCCATCGGCCAGGCCGAAGAACTTCAGCGACTCGCGGCGCACGCCGGTGGTGGTGAAGGCGGCTTCCTGCTTCTCCATGCCCTGGTCCATCTCGACCGGCATGTCCATGCCGCCGGGGCGGTGCTCTTCCATCTTCAGGGTGAGCTTGGGCAGGGTCAGGCTGGGCACATCGCCCTGGAAGCTGACGCCATCGACGAACAGGTTCAGGTTGGCCAGTGTTTCGGGAATCATTGCCATGTAGGTGCGCTCCTTAAGCGGCGGAATCGAGGACTTCGGTCAGCCACTGGTTGGTGACTTCGACGCGGAAATTGGGGTTTTCGGCAGGCGGCACATCGGTGAAGCGAATGTTCCAGTACACCTTGCCCTGCTCCAGTTGGCTGGCGGTGTTCAGTTCCGGGTCGGCGAAGACCTCGAAGTTGATGATCGCGCCCTGGTTCTTCAGGTCGCGCATGAAGGCCTGCAGGCCCTCGGTGACGTCCTTGACGTAGGTGGCGGTGATGGAGCGGTCGACGGCCCACTTGTGGCCGTAGAGGATCGCGTCCATGACGATGTCCATGGTCCGCACGCGGGTGACGAAGGCCCATTTCGGGTCGCTCGACAGGGTGCGGTTGCCCCACAGTCGGAATCCATCGTCGCGGATGATGGTGGCGATGTTGGCGTTGTTCAGCAGGTTGGCGCGGCAGGTGTCGTCGCCATCGAGGAACTCCACGGCGCGGGTGGTGCCGGTGATGCCGACGAACTCCTTGTTCGACGGCGACGCCCAGAAGCCGTACTCGCGGTCGGTGAAGGCGAACAGGCCGGCGACCCAGGCCGAACCCGGCGCGTCAACGGTGGCCTCTGCGGCGTTGTCCCAGTAGCGCACGCCCGGGTCGACCAGGAAAGCACGCTTGGCGCCGAAATTCTTGGCGTAGGCGATGGCCGCTTCGTCGGTGGTGTTGGGGCCGTCGATGATGGCGATGGCGCGCAGTTTGTCGGCCAGGGCTACCAGGGCGGTACCGACGGCTTGGGTGGAGCTGTGCTTGGGGGTGACCAGCAGGCGCGGCTGGGCGTTGAAACGGCTCTTGCCGTCGAGCAGCGCTTGCAGGCCGGTGCGCTTGCCGTCGGCCAGCACGTTGCCGATGATCGCCGAGGTCTGCTCGGCGGCGTCTTCGAGCTTGGCCACGCCGCAGGCGACGATAACCGTCTTGGCACGGCTGTAGATGGCGCGGCAAGCCTTGGTGATCGCCGCGTCCTGGCCGAACGCCGCGACCGCTTCGCGCTCGCTGGTGATCAGCACCAGGTCATTGGCCTTGGCGGTGATGCCCGGGCCTTCGGTGAAGGTGTCGACCAGGCCGATGATCGAGGATGACGGCAGAGCGATACTGCGGGCGCCCGTGTCGACGTTGGTAACGGTTACGCCGTGGAAGAATCCACTCATGTAGGTGTGCTCCAGGTTTTGATGTAAAGGTTCAGATGTAAAAAAGCCCCGCGCTTGCAGGGCCTGAAAGGGTTGATGTGGGAAGCAAGTGGTGGTGGCAGCCGAGCCGCTTCAGATGAGCTTGATACGGCTCGGACACGCGATGTTGCGAGGCCTCACAGCACCGAAATAGACACTGTTGGCGGCTAGCGTTTGTGTGGTTGCGGATGCGGAAGTGGTCGAAACCGCCACGACTTCATTGGTGTCAGGACCATCGAAATACTTAGGTTTCATGTTTTGCATGCGCCGAAAGGACGACACTGCGTCGACGATTTCCCCATGCACCAGCGAAGCAAGCTGGTATGAACCTGCGACTCGCGCGGGGTCCGCACCACGGCCTTCATCCAGAGATCGCAGGAACTCACCACGCAGCTCAGGAATGCGGAACGTGGTTACCCCGTCTCCGCGTGTCCAACCGCCCTCCATGCCCACGCGCTGCGCTTCGTTCACCAACATGCCCGACTGCTGTGCGTGATCCCACAGCCATGGCCAGTCACCCCGCGCCAGCAGCCTTGCATTAGGGATGCTCCAGCCCCCTGGGTTCAGCGCGGTCGAGGTTTCGAACACGACACGCCCCAATGGGGTGTTGTCCATGCGGTCCAGCAATAGCCAGTTGCCTGCGCCATCACTGCGCAAGTGCCAGAAATCACCACCGCCCAGCACCATGCAGAAGGGATAGCCTTCAGGGCGAAGGTGGGTATGGAACTTGATTTTCTCGCCGTTGGCGGCATACACGAGCAAGGCGTTGGCACTGTTGTCGACGCGCTGAATGCGCACGTCCATGACCTGGCTCGCCTTGGGCAGGGTGATCATGGTCTGGCCTGCCGAGGCGTCTGCCAGTAGAAAACCGGTTTCGTGAGCTTCCAGCACCTTGTTGGCACGAATGACCGTGTTGTTGATACCCTGCACCGAAAGCATTCCACTTTCGATGGCTGCAAAAACATCACTGCGGCTCATGCCGACCTCCCTGGCTGCACAAGAAATTCAGGTGCCGCGGGGCGATGTTCGATCTGAGGAAATTCACTGGCCTGAGGCCAGTCACGCAACGCCTGGATATACACCATCAGTGCGCTGTACTGCTGCGCATCGAGCGTGGTATCGATGCCCATTTCCACCTGATCGCGGTGTCGGTCCCGCAGCCAGGCCATCTCGGCCAGCTTGGCGTCACGCCACACGCGGTCATCGTTCTGCCCTGCAGGTAGCCGTCGGTTCAGAAACGCAAGGTAACGTGGGTCATTGTCTTCCACTTCCACGATGCCCGGCCAGAACTCAGGTGATTGAGGGCAGGCAAAGACACTAACCACCTCCCCCTCCAAGATACTCAAGTACTTCATATGCGATACCCCGTGATGTAGACGCTGTATTCGGGCGTCCCCTGGGTCTGGTTGACGGTAGTCATGTACATGAGCTGGCGCGTCACAAGCGGCAAGCCTTCGAACATGATGGAGCTGGCGCCGTTTGCCGGAATCGTTGCGGTGTTGCGCTTGATGCCATTGGCACTGGACGTTGCGTACAACTCGATGGAGATCGCACCCGCCTGTGAACTTCTGACTGAAAACAGCCCCTCGGCCGATACTGCATTGGGTGGCACGGAGCCCGCCAACGAGACCGGAGCCATGTTAACGGCTGCAGCGCCCAGGTAAGGTTGTGTGGGCAGTGGCGCGGCCAAACGCCCCCGCACCACCACGGGGAGCATTCTCCCGGCACCATCGGTTGGCACTACCGCCACCAGTGCCGAGGCGCTGAAACCGCCAGAGGGCCATGGCCCGGCAAAGACCTCGGCTGCCACATCCTTGCTGGCGTTCACCGCTATCGCGGCGCTCGTTCTGGCCTGGGGGTTGTAGAGCACATAAAGGGCCACATAGCCATTGGCCGGCGCAGTGCCGGTATTCATGCCACCGGCGCCGACCGTGCCCAGGTTCAACGACACAGAGACGTTCGGAACCGACCAACCCAGCCCGCCCAGGGCGTTCTTGACCACCAGTTCATCTGCCTGAACAGTCGCCGTGCCAGATGCCGACACGATATCCATGCGTACACCGCGCGCCTCACCCACGGTCGCCGATGCCTTCGTCAGCGCCTTTGCTTCGGCAATCAACGCAGCAACGTCGGCCATGCCCTGGTTCACCGGCGCACTCCAGGCCTTGATGCACCACATGACGGCCAAGTTGCGTGGGCGGGTGACCCCGAAGTTTTGCCCCTCAGCCGCAAGCGTACCCGCCGTTCCAGTAACGCCGGCGTAGCTAGCAGAGGGATAGTTCACGGGATTGGCCAGGTCGAGCCCAAAAGCGGCGCGTGCACTGGACTCAGGCGTGATGGTCGCGTTGTACAGGCCTGTTACGGTCGGCGTGATATTGGTCGAATCGAGTGTTTGAAGGCTGCCATTTTGCTGCGACCCAATCGCTCGACCGGCATCGACTCCACGCCCATGGTCCCAGCCACGCAGGAACTCGCCTCGATAATCGGGTAGCCGGAAATAGCCCGCTGGTTCGCTGCCCGTGTTGTAGGTCATGCCCAGGTAGGTCGCCAGGTCTGGATAGGTCGCAGCACTTTGTAGGCTACCGTCGAGCTCCAGGTAGCCTGCCGGTACCTCAGCCTTGGGAAATGGCAGGATCGCGCCCAGGGGTGTTGAAGAACGCAACGCAGTCAGTTCTTCAACAAGGGCTGCGATGTCGATCTGCCCCTGGTTTACCGGCGCATTCCAGGCCTTGACGCACCACATCACGGCAAGGCTGCGCGGGCGGGTTTCAGTACCGCCTTTGGCCACTGTCGGGCCGAACACACTTGATACGAGTGTTGCATGGAGTACCGAACTACCCGCTGCCATTGCGGTTGCGCCCAGGTTCCCTGACGCACTGCCGGCAACATTTGCCTCGTAGGGCATTCTTCCAGTACCGGCATCAGCCGAAATCACCGCATGGTGGTGATCGAGCAGAGTGTCACCGGCCCAGCTACCAATAGTTCGACCCGAATCGACCCCGCGCCCATGGTCCCATCCACGGAGGAACTCACCGCGCGTGTCGGGAAGCCGGAAGTAGCCCTCAGGATCATTGCTCTTGTTGAAAGCGCCGCCCAGGTAGGCGGCGAGATCTGGATACGTCGCATTTTTCTGCAAGCTACCGTCAATCTCGATGAACCCCGCAGGCACCATACCACGCGGGAATGGCAGCATCGAACCTACCGGCAAAGCCGACGCTGTTTTAAGCAGCGCCTGAACTTCCGCCTTGCTGTAGCCGTCAACGGACCTGAACGCGGCAAACGCCAGGATCTCTACGGCATCGCCCATGGTGCAGGGGCTGCGCAGCGTTACCTTCTCGCCATCGGAGAGGTAATCGGTGATCTCGCGGCCGTTGCGCAGCACAATGGTGCTGCCGACGGTGTGTACACAACTGAAGACCGTCTGGTCGACCGACGCCTCGAACGAGAAACGCTCAAACGCCTTGCTGGCGCCAACGCCACCACCGAGCTGGAAGTAGGTCCCGTCGTAGTTCAAATCGTACAAGGCGTCGGCGCGGATATCGCCACCCACCAGATCGACTAGACCACTATCGCCAGGCTTCTTCACCGCTACGGCTGCCAGGCCATTGATACCTGCCGTCACGGCGCCGGTATTGGTGGCACTGGCCCGGAACTGAAAGCGTTGACCGGCGGCATAGGCCTTGAGTACCGACTCGCTGTTACTGAGCTTGAGCGCTAGCGCATTGGCGGTGCCCGTTGCACTACCGAGCCAAGCCAGCGGCCCGACATCCTTGCCGGCATCGGCGCGGCGCAGGTACTGCGGGTGCGGGTCGGCTGCCTCCAGATGCGCCTTGAGTTGGTTACGCGCATACAACTCGGCCGCTTCGCGGGCCTTGTCGACGTAATCGCGAGTGGCCAGAACGATACTCGGGTCGATCTTGAGCGTCACATTGGCGAGGTTGCCGAACACCACATGCATGCGGATGGTCTGGGTACGTCCGGAGCCTTGCGCCAACAGTGGTTTGTAGCTGGGGGCCGGCTTGGCCACGGCAATGAAGTTGCCGTTGGCGTCTTCAAGCGCCAGCTCGCGGATCCACCAGCCGCCGGTTTCCGGTGGCAGAACCAGTTCGGCCACCAGCACTCCAGGGTCGGCGGGCGATTGATACAGGGCATTGAGTTGTGCCCGATAGACCTGGCGCACCAGCGCGGTCTGGGTTGGTTTGGGCGTTGGGTCGAGGGTCTGCGAAGGCTCGCCGCCAGCATCACCGATCAACATGTGGGTGATGTTCCAGGGCAGCCCCAGCACGGCGGTGTTGGCCTGTTGGGCGATGCCCACGTTGGTCAGGAACCCACCGAATTGGGTGGTTGAG